AGCTAGTCAGCTAGGATATGCATCCTGAATCCCGAGCGATGAAGCGTTTGAGTGTTCTCTTCCTAGCGGCGAGAAGCTCCGAAAGTGATTTCTGTTGAAATCCCATCCTAGCGCAAAAAGCCTATCCCCTAGATCCTCTGGCGCGATCTTGCGATAGATGTTCGCAACGTCCGCGCGTTCCCATCCGCCGAGATCGAGGAGCGTGCCAAAGTCCTTTGTTTGGGCGTGATACCATGTCGCCCACGTATGGCGCAGGACGTGAGGTGTAAGCCGCAGGGGGATCTCGGCCGCCTCCTGGATCGTGTCAAAGGCGCCTTTCATCTGTCCGCCGCCGTTCTTTCGGATCACATATGGCTTTCCTTTGGGGGTCAGACATATCGGGCCGATCTCGGGCAAGCGCTCCTCAAGTGCGAGGTCTAGCGCGCGCCGAGGAAGGCGGATCATTCTCGGGTGGCCGTTCTTCGTATTGGCAAGCCATGCCTCGCCGGTGGTTGTGTAGAAGGCAGCAGCGGAGACCTGGAGGGCTTCCGAGCTTCGGCACCCTCCGCCGAGCATGAGCGCGATCGGGCGCAGGATGTGGGGAAAGCGATCCCGGGCGATCTCGATCACGCGCTCGGCTTCCTCCGGGGTCAACCAGTCGGTCCGCCGGTTCTGCCTTCCGCGCCTGCGGAACTTCCTGGGCGCGGCGAGGCCGTCGTCTACCGCCAGATTATAGACCGCTTGCGCCGGCGTAATGAGTTGCCGCTGCACGGTGTTCGGACTGGCGGCTGGATAGATGGCCCTGGCTGCTTCGGTCAGGGCCTCATTCGTCAAGTCTGAGAGGAGAAACTCGGCGCCGAGGTGGCGGAGGATCGGCGGCAGGAAGCGCCCTTCGCCGCCGCTTTCGAGGTAGGTCAGTGCCGCCTCGGCGAAGGTCAGGGTCGCCCCGGTCCCGAGCGACGCACGCGCGATTAGCCTCTCTTCGAGGCGGCGTGCCTCTTCGGCCGCTTCCCGCTTTCGATGAGAGACAGCGCTTTTGTGAACGCGCTTTCCGGCAACTGTGCCGCGGATGATCCAGCCCGGCCGATCTGGGCGCTTGGTGAGTTTAAGGGGCATTTTCGCACCTCCTCGAGAATGAACGCCTCGGCCAGCGCCTCGCGCCTATACATGATCCGGCACCGCCCCCGGACACGCAGAAATGGAAGCTCGCCGGATGCCCTCAGATTGTCGAGTTGGGACCGGCTGGTTTCGATCCCGCGTTCCGCGAGCCATTGCACGGCCTGATCCGTGGAGAGGGGGATTTCCTCAAGGACGGAGCGGGGATCAAATGCCGTGCCCGTCATGCGCCGATCCTGTCGAGGAAGTGGGCTGCGGCGAGAAGCGCCGGCATTGCCGCAGGTAGGCCGTAGATGAGGGCCGCGCCAAGGGAAGCCCCGGCGGCCGGCGGTTCGCCGGTTAGCCAGAAGCGGAGGCCGGCGCCGGCCGATGTGGCGATCGCTGATCCTCCGCTGACGAAGAGGGCGACAAAGGCTGTCTGCAAATTCTCGGAAGTGCTCATGCGTCCTGCCTCCTACGTTTGGCAGGAGTGAGAGAGCACAAAAATTAGTGACTGTCAAAAAAATTTGTGACATATGGGGCGTCGCTATGAAGCGTCACAAAACTCTTGATGCACGCAAGCCTTGGCGCTTATTGAACTTTTGGGGCATGGATAGGGGAACTGCGATAGATGGCCGAGCGAGTGAGAGACCAAGGGATCGACCATATCCACAATCTGACAGCCGGGCTGACCGAGGATCAGCTCGGGCGTCTCGTCGATCGTATTCGAGCCTTCAAAGAGAAGAGCCGGACGGATCCCGTTCAAGAGCCCGCGCAACCTCGTCGACCTCTTCGCTAGTCAGTTCTCTCAAGGTGGAATGTAGCTCGAGGCGGGCGGGAGTGATGGTGTTGGGATGATGCAGAAGGCCGATCGGCACCTCAAGAGCCTCACAAACGCCGAGCATTCCAGCGTATGAGATCGACCCGTTCCCCTTCAGAAAATAGCTGAGCGCATTCACGCTTAACCCGGCTTCCCGCGAGACCTGGGCAGCCGTGGTGCCTCGGATAGCGATTGCCAAGCGGAGATTTTGCCGCGCTGTCTCTAGCTGACTATCCTTAGCGGCCGGGGTGGTTGTCATGGTCGCTAAACCCTCTCTCTCCGTATGAATTTTTGCACCCTATCACAGATTAATGTGATTGAGAGCAAGTTTTTCTGACCCACTCGAGTCAGGTTTTCCAGACCTTGTAAGCGAGACTACCCAATTTTCCGCCTTGACCGCTTGTTGTCACAATATATTGTGACCATCACTAAAATTTGTGATGCGAAGGGCGGATCGAATGGCGAGACAAGACGAAAAAATTAGCGACCATCTGCCGAGCCCGGCAGAGTTTCGCAAGCGAGTGTGCCGTGACTTGAAGCGCCACGGCTTGGCGCATTCGAGGGTCAGTGTCGAGGCTGGGCTGTCAAAAAACGCCCTCGGCCAGTTCCTGCGGAGCGGGGACGCGGATTTTCGCCTCGGTGCGGCGGCTAGTGTCGAGGCTGCGATCCGGCGCCTTGCCCCTGCCGAGCAGGAAGGGGGCCGGGAATGAACAGCATTCGCGAAAATAGTGCCCTGTCGCGGATGACCCCGCGCGAGCGAAAAGCCCTGGAAGGCTTGGCGATCGAGGCCGGTCAAAGCGCGGAACTGCTGGCACAGGAAATGGCAGCTGCTTTCATGCGGCTGGTTCTGGATGCGCCGGCCGCGCTGCCGTCTCGCCCGCTGATGGGGCTTGTGCAGCGTGCCGGCCGGGGGGTGGGCCGTTGACTGGCGGGGCCTCGGTCGAGGCGTTTCGGATCCTGCGGCGACTGGCCGCGCCGTCAAGCATTCTCGCGGTCCAAGCCGAGGCGGAGAGGGCTGCGGTCATGCGTGCCGAGGGTGGTGCGCTTGAGGTGGTCGCGATCACCTCGGCCGAACTGGTGCAGCGCCTCGCGGCGGCCGGTCTGATCGAAGGGGCAGGGCGCTCGCCCCGCCTCGCGCGCTGGCGGATTTCGGCTGCGGGTGTTGCCCTCCTCGAGGCTGCGCCGTGCGCCCCCGCGCCCCCGCCTTGCCCGCCGCTGCCGGTCGAGGCTGATCCCTTTCCTCGCATTCCAGAAATCCGGGCGATCCTCTCGGGCCGCATTGACGCGCGCGCGCGAGAGGCCCTGCTGTCCTGGTTCGAGGCTGTCGCGGCCGATCCAGACCCGGCAATCCGCGATGAGTGGGAGGCTCTAGGCTGCCGGTTCTCGCGCGAGGAACTGGCGGTCGCCGACCGCCTTGCGCGATCGGCGGGGGCCGTCGTGCCGACCTCGCTGCTGTTGCGCGCGATGATGGGCGCTCGCGTCGATCGCGGGGAGCTGCCCGGCAGAGATCATTTGCGAATGGCTCTGCGGCGTGTGCGCGAGAAGTTGGCAAGGGCGGGACTGCCTGTGGAGCTTCGCACGATCAGGGGGCGCGGTGCCGTCCTGGTCATCAATGCTCCGGGCTTCGTGTTGCCCGGCCAATCCGAACAGCAAGAGAGGGCGGCCTGATGGCGGGAAGCGTTAACAAGGTAATTCTGATCGGCAACCTGGGCCGCGATCCCGAGGTCCGCACGTTCCAGAACGGTGGGCGAGTCTGTAACCTGAGCATTGCCACCTCGGAAAGCTGGAAGGATCGCAATGCCGGGGAGCGCCGTGAGCGGACTGAATGGCACTCGATCGCGATCCACTCCGAGCCGCTGGTTCGCCTGGCAGAGCAGTATCTGCGGAAGGGCAGCAAGATCTATGTCGAGGGCAAGCTCGAAACCCGCAAGTGGCAAGATCAGAGCGGTGCTGATCGCTACTCGACCGAAGTTGTCCTGCGGCCCTATGTGTCGGAACTGACGATGCTGGACCGGCGCGATGCAGGGCAGGGCGGAAGTGCCAGCAGTGGTGGCGCGGCGTCGGGCTATGGTGCCGGCGGCGGCTATGTCTCGGGCGCTGGCGGAGCGTCTGGCGGGCAGTGCGCGGACGGTCCGCGTGACCTTGATGACGAAATACCCTTCTGAGGCCGCTTGCCATGGAAGACCACCAGGAAGCGGATGATGCCTGTCCCTTCTGCGGCGCAGGAGGGGGCTGGCTTTTTAGTCAGGGCGTGTTTGCGGATCTCTATTTCTACATTCGCTGTCTGGCGTGTTTCGCGTCTGGCCCCAAGGCCGACACGGCGCGGGGGGCTTGGCAGGCCTTGCGCCGCCGGCCCGGTTCAACCGTGCCCGCTTTACCGGATCTCAAGCCGGAGGACTACCTGTGACCCTCGATCGTTCGGAAGATCCGCGCCTCGCTTTGGCGCAAGCACGCCCAATCGGTGAGATCGCTGATCGCCTCGGTGTTGCAGACCTCAAGCGGGTGACGCATTCGGAGCGTGCGGGGCCTTGCCCGGCGTGTGGTGGCCGCGATCGCTTTGCGCTGAATACCGCGCGCGGCGTGTTCAACTGTCGTGGCTGCGGAGCCAGAGGCGATGGGATCGCGCTTGTGCGCCTGGTGCTTGGCTGTGATTTCCCGTCGGCCCTTGCCTTCCTCGAAGGCGAGAGAGTCGAGGTTGACCCGGCCGAGATCGAGCGTCGGCGCAGGGCGGCGGCCGATCGGAAGCGCGCGCAGGAGGAGGAGGCGGCGCGCTACCGCGCCCACGCGATCGGCGACGCGCGCAAGATCTGGCAGCGCAGCAGCCCGGCCGACGGTTCGCCCGTGATGCAGTATCTCGCCGCCCGGTCCATTCGGCTTCCCCGCGCCCCCGACGCCCTGCGCTTCCTGCCGGATCATCCCTGCGTGAAGAAGATCGGCGGCCGCCTTGAGACGCTGCATCGTGGCCCCTGCATGATCGCTGGGATCCTCGATCGGTCGGATCGGCTGGTTGCGGTGCATCAAACTTGGCTGGACCTGTCCCGGCCGGATCTTGATTTCAAGGCGGAAATCAGGTCGCCGTCCGGCGAGCGCCTGCCGGCGAAAATGGTTCGGGGCGCGAAGAAGGGCGGCGCGATCCGCCTCGGCGCCACGGGGTCTAGTGCCCGCGCTCTGGTTGCCGGGGAGGGTATCGAGACGACCCTTTCCGCGATGGTGGTCGATCCCATCGGGCCGGCGAACTTCTGGGCGCTGGTAGATCTCGGCAATATGTCCGGCATTATGCTCGACCGGCCGGGGGTGAGGTGGTCGGGCGAGCCCGACATGTCCGACTCCGACGCTTGGGTGCCGCCGCCCTGGGTCGATCGCCTTTTCTTCCTTCGGGATGGCGACAGCGCGCCGGCGATGACCTCGGCCAAGCTGCGCGCCGGGATCGAGCGTGCCCGCGCGTCGGTGCCTGGGCTTGTCGGTCGGATCGTGGATCCGGGCGAGGGGCGAGACTTCAATGACATTCTGAGGGGCAAGTGATGGACGGCACGCAAGAGATCCGTGACGCCTTTGCGGGCGCGGAGGCATTCGGCGCAGGCGGTCACTACGGCGGGGCCGATGCCGCGCCCCCGGAAGATCCTCGGCCGCCCGAGGAGATCGGTTCCGAATACTCGCTGAATGACTACGGCAACGGCTTGCGCTTCCTGCTCTATGGCGGCCGCGAGCGGTCGCTCTTCGTGCCGCGTGTCGGTTGGCATGTCTGGACCGGCAAGGTCTGGCGCCTGGACGAGGACAAGGTGAAGATCCGCGCCCTCGCGCAGCGTGTCGGCGGCCGGATCCTCGAGGAGGTTCCTTTCGTGGCCCTGAGCGAGGAGGAGCGGCTGGCCCTGGACGCCTTCGATGCCGTAAAGAAGGAGCGCGCCAAGATCCTCGCAAAAGACAAGGGCGAGCGGTCCTCGGCCGACCTGATGCGCCTTGCAGAGATCGCCCTCCTCGAGGACGAGGCAACCGCCGCGCGCAAGGCGCTGGCCTCGCGCCGGCGATCGCACACCAACCATGCGAAAGCGGCCGGCGACACGGCCAAGATTAACAACATGCTGACCGAGGCGTCGATCGAGGTCGCGACCCCTTTGGATCGGCTAAACGTCGATCCGCTGGCTATCAATACCGCAACCGGGCTTGTCCGGCTGGTCCCCGTGGTCGGGAGCGATCGTTGGCAATGCCATGTCGAGCCGCACCGGCGCGAGCATATGATCTCGAAGATCATGCCGGTTGATTTCGACCCCGACGCGGAATGCCCACTCTTCAAGGATTTTGTCGAGCGGATCCAGCCAGATCAGGATCGGCGCGACTTCCTGCGGCGGTGGTTCGGCTATTCGCTGACCGGGCTGACAGGGGAACAAAAGCTGGTCTTTGCGCACGGCTCGGGGCGGAACGGCAAGTCAACGCTGATCGACGTGATTGCGAAGATGATGTCCGACTATGCGACAACGGTGCCGATCGAAACTCTTACTGGCTCCGAACAGCGGAAGGGATCCGACGCGACCCCGGACCTTGTGCGGATCCCCGGCGCCCGCATGGTGCGGGCCTCTGAACCCGAACACGGGCAGAAGATGAAGGAGGCCCTTGTTAAGGCCCTGACAGGCGGCGAGCCGATCCTGATCCGCCGGATGATGCAGGAATTTGTCGAGGTCACGCCTGAGTTCAAGCTGACGATTTCAGGCAATGCCAAGCCCGAGATTCGGGGTGGGGATGATGGGATCTGGCGGCGTGTGCTGCTGGTCCCTTTCGAGGAGCAGATCCCGGACGATCAGGTGGATAAGGGGTTGCCGGCGAAACTCTGGGAGGAGCGCGCGGGGATCCTGCAATGGCTGATCGGTGGGGCTTTGGACTACCTGCGCGACGGGCTCAAAATCCCTGCATCGGTGCTGGCGGCTACGGCCGAATATCGTGAGCATTCTGACCCGCTGCGCCGCTTCCTGCTGGACGCCTGCGAGATCACCGGAGATCCGGCCCTCTTTACCCCCGCGCGGGATCTGGTCGAGGCGTTCCAAGCCTGGCAGGAGCGGGCGGGCAATGAACCTTGGGGCAAGCGGCAGATCTCGATTCAGATCAAGGCGCGATCGGAGATCATGCAGCACCCAGACAGCGGCGCGCGGTTCACGGCCGCCAAGGTGTCTGACACCGGCTATCGTGGCATCGCGCTCACTGTTGCTGCGGCCGCAGATCTGCGATCGCGGCGCAACATCGGGCCGGGTTGGTTGGACAAGCGGGATCTGAGGTGAACGGCCCGGTTCGCAAGTGCCAGTTCTGCGGATCCCCCTCGCCCCCCTTCGCCAAGCGGCGGCCGGGGGCGATTCGCGATCTTCCCTCTGGTGTCGACCGGGGGATCTCCTTCTGCCATGATTGCCGGCCTGCGGCCGAGGCGCAGGCGGCTGAGCATATGGAGAGGCTGACGGGGCGCCGTCCTGTCCTCCGGCCTGGTCCTTGCGTAGCTAGTGCGTTGCTCGATGATCTTGGGGGCTCTTCCAGAATTCCGCTAAGTCTTGAATTCCGTTGTCCGATTTAGGGGATCTGGGGATTGTGGCAACTTGGCCGCATCCGGCCGCATTTAACCGTCATCGGGCCGTAGCTAACCGTTATCCGGTCACGTCTTATCACGCAATTACCCGCAATTACCCGAAAGGGGTTGTGAAAGGGGCAACAATGAGGGCAGAGTGATTTCGAGGAAAAAGTCCCATTGGGACGTTTTCTGGTCCACCGGCGGTGGAGGCAGCCAATGACTGCCTCCGTTCCTGGGTGGGTTAAGCACTGGCGCAGGGGTGCAATTCTGTCTGCCGGTGCGATGGACTGGGATTGCCCTGCTACTTCTTGAGAAGCATTCGCAGGGTGATCGCCAGGCCTACGACCGAGGCCAGATTGGCGACGATCGGTAGGGCTTGGTTCAGTACTATATCAAGCACTACAGAGACTGTGTGCGTTTCCGCGCCAACTGTCTATATATGGGTGCAGTAAAAATTCGCCTTTACAATTTAAATATAAAGATTTCAGTACCTTAGGGGGTAATTTATTTTCGCGTAACTTGTTAACGTTGTTCAATCAATGGTGCAGGTTCAAGTTGTCTTATCTGCTCGGAAATCGTTGGATGTTGGCGTTCAATGGTAAGCAGCTATCGATTTCATTAATTTTGTTGTTCAATCACAAAATTTAGTGATGATTGGTCAGGTCCAAAGGAGGATCTGACATGGCGAAAGTTCTGATCGGTTGCGAGACAAGCGGCACGGTACGGGATGCCTTTCTCGCGGCCGGGCATGATGCCTGGTCTTGTGACCTGCTGCCGGCCGATACGCCCACCAATCGGCATATCATGGGCGACGTGCGCGACGTGATGATGCGGGATGACTGGGATCTGATGGCGGTGATGCACCCGCCTTGCACGCGGCTTTGTAACTCGGGCGTCCGCTGGCTGTCGGCGCCTCCGCGCGGCCGATCTCTCGCGGAAATGTGGCGCGAGCTGGATGAGGGCGCGGCCTTGTTCTCGGATGTCTGGAACGTGCCGCATATCCCCTGCGTAGCGGTTGAAAACCCCGTGATGCACGGCCACGCGAAAGAGCGCATTCGAAACTATCGCCCCCCGTCGCAATCGGTCCAGCCTTGGCAATTCGGTAGCGACCCGGCCGGCCCTGACAATGAGCGTAAGCGCACCTGTTTTTGGCTTCGCGGCCTGCCAAAGCTCCGGGCCACGGGTTCTCTTGATGGCACGATCGCGCGCTCGACCGTGCATCGGGCCAGCCCCGGTGCCGAGCGATGGAAGATCCGCAGCAAGTTCTTTCCTGGCATGGCGGCCGCGATGGCGAAGCAGTGGGGCGACCATGCGGCCGGGGTGCTGGAGGCTCGGGCGGCATAGGCGCCACGGCGCAGGGATCGTCAGGTGATGGCGGGGGCCGGGGCGGTGCGCTCCGGCCCCTTTGCGTTCCGTTCCCCCCCGCTCCCCCCTTCTGCAAAGCTCGCCCGCATCGCCAGTCAATCCCTTGCAGGGATTGATGAGGGAATGTCGGGAAGCCTGACGATATGAGAAAGGCGAGCCTAGACAATGGGTTGCCGCCCTGAGGGATCGACGGGATCGAGATTTCCGGGGCGCTCTCTCTACACGGGCGGGGCGCGGGGTGGCGGAAATCCTGAAATCGCCGCGTGCGAAGCCCTGAAAGTTTCAATCCCGTCGATCCCTGATCTAAGGTAAGGCATTGGAAGGATTGATTTATATTGCGGGGCTGCGCTGGGTAGACGTTCCCTAGTCAATCCCTTCATCTGGTTTCGATCCCTGATTTTCGGGCTGTATTCACTAAATTTTGTGATGGATACTTGCCCTGTCACAAGATGAGGGATCGGGGATGTGGAACATTCCGACAAGTGAGGGCGCCCTTGTGGGGCGGTTGACGCTGGAAGTGATCGGGGCGGCAGCGGATCGGCGGTCCGGTGTGGGTCGGGGCGACGGTGAGCGGCCGGCCCCGTCGCTCGCGGCGCTGGCGGTCAACTTGGTGCCGGTCGATATTGGCGCCTCGGCCGTGCGCCGCGCTGAGCGGCGGGTGCCGCCTGCGCTGGCCCGGTATCAGGTCGATGATGGTCGCCGCCTGGTGGTCATGGCTTACGCCTCGGCCGTGGAGCGTCTGGGCGTTGCGCGCGGCGCTGACATGCTGGCCGAGCGTGTCGGCGGCGGCGGTGGCCCGTCCGATGGCGGTATCTCGGCGCGGCTTCAAGATCGCGCCTTTGTTGATGCAGTGCGCGGGCTGGTCAATCACTGGCGCTGGCATCGTGGCCTCGGCCGCTTCACTGAGGGTCCGGCCCGGCCGGTTCTGGTCCCGCGCCGGCGCGCGCCTGGGCGGAGGCAGATCCTCGCTGTTGATCTCTGGGATGCGGTGGCAATCGAGGGGCTGCCCTTCGCCGAGATCCTGCGCCGGCACGGCTGGACCAAACAGGCGGCGGCCGGTCAGATCCTGGCCGATGATTTCGCGGAGACGGTGCGGCATGTGGCGGATCGGTGCGGCCACGGTGCGCGGCTCGATCGCGCTTAGGAATACTCGGCCCGCGATTTTGTTGCGGGCTGGCAATACGCCGGGGTAGAGACCTCCCCATCCCGAGGAACTGCGGGCGCGGCGCCGATCAGGTGTCGGGGCCGGCCTGACCGGCCCCCTCCGCCCGCCTCCTCGATCATTCACAAGATGGAAATCTGATGGCGAGGTATGAGGCCCGGCCGTGGCGCCACCTGTATCGGACGGCGGCATGGCGGCACCTGCGCGCGGCGCAGATCGCCGCCAAGCCGCTCTGCGAGTGGTGTCTGCGCGATGGCGTGGTCAATGACGGGGCGCTCTTGCCGGGTGGCGACCCGCAGCCGGCCCCGAAACTGCGCGTGCTGATCGTCGATCACAAGATCCCGCACAAGGGCGACCATGCCCTCTTCCACGACCCCGGCAATCTGCAAACGCTTTGCAAGCCGCACCACGACCGGCACAAGCAGCGTGAGGAGATCAGGGGTTACTCGGAAGCCCGAGGGTTGGACGGCTGGCCGATCGACCCCGCGCACCCTGCCAATCGCGCGTGAAAATTCCGCGCGAAACGGTGGGGGTGGGTCCGAAAGAAAATCGGGGCCGGTGAGGACCGATGGCAGAGCCTTTTTGCGTGGAAATCTGGAATTGAATTGAGAAAGCCACGCGAGGAGGGAGACAATGAAGGGCCGCAAACCCGCGTCTGATACTGTCGTCCCGATGGCGCCCGATGGTGCCACGGCTCACAACCTGGAGGAGCGGGCGCGGGCGAAGCTGGCGGAGATCGAGGAGAGCCTCGGCCCGTTCCAGATTTCGCCCGAGACCCGTGCGGTCTTCCGGCGCCTTGCCCTTCCGCTCTGTCATCCGACCCGCGATCGGCTGAACGATGGCAACGCTTTCATGTTCCTTCAACTGACCCGAACTGTCCAGCGCCATGAGCGGATCCTGACGGAATTGGAGGAGGTCGGCGAGACCTACGTTTCGGAAGGGCGGCAGGGAAAGCAGATCAAAGCGCGGCCCGAGGTGGGCCAGCTTAACGAAACGTTCCGCCAGATCAGAGCCCTCGCCAATGAGTTCGGCATGACGCCGGCTAGTGAGCGGGGCCTGTCGGGCGGCGGGCAGATGGGTTTCGACTTCGGAGACGGGGGCGAGTATTTCACATGACCGAGGATCCGATCGAGATCGGCCCGCGCGTTCCGGCGGAGGTTGATCCGGTCACGTCCTGGGCGCAGCAGGTGGCCGCAGGCGAGATCGTCGCCGGCCCCTACATTCGGGCGGCCGCGCGCCGGCACCTTCGCGATCTGCGCGACGGTTCGGCGCGTGGCCTGGTCTGGGATCTTCCTGCGGCCATGCGGGCGGTGCGGTTCTTTCCCGACATGCTGGCCCTGAATGGTGGCCGTTTCACCGGGCAGCCGTTCCATCTTCATCCGAGCCAGGCTTTTCGCGTCGGCTCCCTTTTCGGCTGGAAGTGGTCGCCGGATCATGTGGATCCGCTCCGCCGGGGGCGCCGTCGCTTTCGCCGCTTCTATGACGAAGAGGGCAAGGGCAATGGCAAGTCGCCTATGCTGGCCGGAATCGGGCTTTACATGCTGGTCTCTGATGGCGAGTCGGCGGCCGAGGTCTACGCAGCGGCGTCGAAGAAGGATCAGGCGCAGGTTCTGTTTCGCGATGCCGTTGCAGCGGTGGAGCAATCGCGGCGCCTCTCGCGCCGCATCAAGTCGCACGGGAAAGATCCGGTCTGGCAGCTTTCCTACCGGGGGCGCCGGGGGGATCGCCGTTTCTTTAAGCCGATCTCGGCCGATGACGGCCAGTCGGGGCCGCGTCCGCACTGTGCCCTTTGCGATGAGGTTCATGAACACAAGAACCGCGATGTGATCGACATGCTCGAGCGGGGTTTCAAGTTCCGCGAGCAGCCGCTGCTTTGTATGGCGACCAACGCCGGCACCGATCGCAAGTCGATCTGCTACGAGGAACACACGCACGCGGTCAACGTCGTGACGGGCACTATCGAGGATGACGAAACCTTCGCCTTTGTGTGCAGCCTGGATGACGGCGACGATTGGGAGGAAGATCCCTCTTGCTGGATCAAGGCAAACCCGTGCCTCGGCGAGATCCTGACCGATACCTTTCTTGCTGGTGAGGTGAGGAAGGCGCGGCAAATGCCTGGCAAGCGCAACGGGATCGCCCGGCTGCATTTTTGCGAATGGACCCAATCGGTCACGGCCGCGATCAAGCGTGAGACCTGGGCGGCGGTGCAAAAGCCGCTTGATCTTGAGGCGCTGATCGCTTCGGGCGTGCCTTGCTTCGGCGGGCTAGATCTGTCGCAAACGCGCGACTTCACCGCGCTTTCACTGGTCTGGTTGCTTGATGCGACCAAGGGCAGCGAGCGAATGGCCGCGAAAACCTGGATCTGGACCCCGGAGGATACCCTTCGCGCGCGCGCGGCACGGGATCAGGCGCCCTATGACCAGTGGGCGGCGGCCGGCCACGTTGAGGCGGTGCCGGGCGAGCGGCTGCACTATGGCTGGCTTGCCGAGGCCCTCGCCTCGATCAACGCGCGGTTCGCGCCCGAGGCGATCGCGGGGGACCAATACGGCCTTGAGCGCCTCGGCGACAATCTGGCGGATCTTGGGGTCTCTCTGCCGGTGGTGATCCACCCGCAAGGGTTCCAGAAGCGGATCCTCGAGAAGGATCCGAACGCGCCCGAGGGGCAGGGCGAGGTATTCCTCTGGATGCCTCACTCGATCAACCAATTCGAGGAGGCGCTCGGCGACGGGCGGCTCGAGGTCGATCCTAACCCGCTGTTGGACAGCATGGCGGCCGGCGTGACCTACGCCGAAAACCGTTCCGGCTATCGGATGTTCGACAAGGAAAAGGCTCACGTTCGGATTGACGGGATGGTCTCGCTTGCGATGGGGGTCGGGATGGCTCTTTGCCGCGAGCGATCGGCTGGGCCTTCGTCGCCCTGGGATGATCCGAATTTCACTATGGGGGGCTCATGGGGCTAAAGTTGTTCCGCCGCGATCGTGGCGATGCCGAGGCGCGCTCGGCCCTAGGTGCTACGGCCTCGGCCGTGCAAGGCCCCGGCTATGAGGCGATCATGGAAATTATCGGGGGCTCGGACCTGAGTTCCGCAGTTTCGTTTGAGCAAGCGATGACCCTGCCCCCTGTCTTCTCGGCCGTCGAGTTCCTTTCCAGCACGCTCGCCGCGTTGCCGGTGCGCGTCATGCAGAAGGGTGCCGAGGTGAAGGATCACCCGGTCGCCGCGCTTCTGGGAAAGGCCGCCAGCGATGAGGCGACCGCCTTCGATCTTCGCAAGCTGATGCACGGTGCGCAGTTCTCGCGCGGCCGGGGCTATGTGCAGATCGAGCGGGACGCCAGGGGGGATCCGGTCAACCTTTTCCCGATGGAGTATCTTCGGACCTCGCCGCGCCGTGATCGTCGCGGCCGGCTGTTCTATGACTACTCCCGTGCCGACGGCCAGCCGATCACCTACAAGGCTTCGGAGGTGTTTGACCTCGCGTTCAAGCGGAAAGAGGATTGGATCTCCTCCGTCTGTCCTGTGACGGCCTGCGCCTCGGCGATCCGGCAGGGCACGAACGCGGCGCAATACGCGCTCAACACGTTCGGCCGAAACGGCATCCCGCCTTATGTCCTGGAGGGGCCGCATGGCTCCGGTGAGGCGGCGCAACGCGCGGCCGATGATGTGGCGAGCGCCGCCCGTCAGGCCGCAGAAAAGGGGCGGCCGGTGATGCCGATCCCGGCCGGGTTCAAGCTCACGCGGCTCGGGTCCGACCCGGACAAGATGCAGCTTGTCCCGACGCAGGTTTTCACGGTCCAGCAGGTAGCCCGGATCTTCAACCTGCCCCCGGTATTCCTGCAAGAGTTGTCGAAAGGCACCTACGCCAACACCGAGCAGCAGGACTTGCACCTGGTCAAGCACACGCTGACCTCGCGCGCGATGCAGGCGGGGCAAGAGTTTTCGCTCAAGCTCTTCGGCAGGGATACGGACCTTTCGGTCGAATACGACCTGCAAGCGATGACGCGGGGGATTTTCCGCGATCGGATCGAGGCGATCGCCCGCGCGATCGGGTCGGGTCAGATGACGCCGAATGAGGGGCGCGCCCTTCGAGGCGAAGGCCCGCGCGAAGGCGGCGATCAACTGTTCATGCAATCCGGCACATTGCCGATTACGTCGTTGCCGGGGCCGTCGGGCGCGGCGCCAACCAACCAAGGCGAGGGGCAGCAATGACCAAGAGTTTGCGGGATCGGATCGACGGTCAGGCGCGCGAGATCAGGATGAGCCTCAAAGGCCCGGAACTGCGCGCGGCCGACGGTAGCGAGGGTGTGCGGGTCGAGGGCTATGCGGCCGTCTTCAACCAGATTGAGGACATGGCGGGCTATTTCGAGGAGCGCATCGCGCCGGGGGCTTTCTCGGCCGCGCTGTCGCGGGGCGATGACGTGCCCTTCCTGGTCAATCACCGGGGGCTGCCTCTGGCGCGCACGACCTCGGGCACTCTGGAATTGCGCGAGGATGAGCGCGGGCTTTGGATCGGCAGCGATCTGGACCCTGAGGATCCCGACGTGTGCCGGATCGTGCCGAAAATGCGTCGGGGCGATCTGTCGAAAATGTCCTTCGCCTTCCACGCCACGCGCACGACCTGGGATGAGACGCGCGACGTGGCGCTGCGCACGATCGAAGAGGTCGAATTGCTCGACGTGGCGATCGTGACAACCCCGGGCTACGCGGGCACCGAGATTGCTCTGCGGGGCCTCGATCTCGCCGGTCTCTCGGCCGGGCGCGAGGCGAGCCGGCGGGAGCATGTGGCGGCCATGCGCCGCCGGGGGCGCCTGTCCGGGCTCTGATCCCAACTGATCGAAAGCGGGAACGGCGCGGGTGAAGATCCGCGCCGTTCTCTTTCGCACCCCTCTTCGTTCAATCCTGGCGCCCCTCGAGGGGAGGGCGCCCCCTATCGGAGGTTCTGCCATGACGCAGAAAATCGCTGAGCTTCGCCAGAAGGCCATGAAGGTTCACGGTGAGGCCCAAGGCTATCTCGAGGAAGCCGACCGCGACGGCACGTCGCCCGAGCGCGCGGCCGAGCTGCGCAGCCAGTTCGATACCGCCATGGACGATTTCGACCGCTTCAAGGCGGAGGCGGATCGCCTCGAGCGTCTTGCGGAAACCGAGGAGGCCGCCGCCGAAATGCGCGAGCGCCTCGATCGCGGGGAACGTGAAAGCCGCCGTGCGACCGGCGCCGGCGAGCGTTTCGACCCGGGCGCCGACGGCCGCGATGAATATCGCGAGCATTTCCGCGCGGCGCTGGCCGCCGGCTTCGACCTGTCGGCCGTGGAGCCGGAGACGCGCGCCGCAATGCAGGCGCGTCAGGTGCGGGCCGAGAACCGCGCCGCAACGGGCGCCAGTGGTCCGGCCGGCGGCTATACCGTGCCCTCGACCGTGGCCGACTTCATCGTCAAGGCGCTGGCGATCTGGGGGCCGATGACGGATGCGACCTGGGTGATGGACTACAACACGGCCTCGGGCGGCGCGGTGCTGATCCCCGGTGTGGATGATACCGGCAACCCCGCAGACGCCCATACCGAGGGCGACGCCGCCGGGACCGGCCCCGATGCGGTGCTGAGCAAAACCGACCTGTCGGCCTTCACGGTCACGTCCGCCTGGCTCCCCTGGTCCTTCGAGCTTGCGCAGGACTCGAGCTTTGCCTGGGAGCAGATCCTCGGCGAATTGATCGGCGAGCGCCTGGCCCGGCGCGCGAATGTCTGGCTGACCACGGGCACCGGCAGCGGCCAGCCGCTGGGCCTGGTGACGGCCGCGCAGGTCGGTCTCACGACCGCTTCCTCTTCGGCGATCACGTCCGACAATATCCTCGAGATCGAGGCGGAGGTCGATCCCGCGTACCGTCGCGGCCCCAAGTGCGGCTACATGATGCACGACAAGACCCGCCTGGCGGTGCGCAAGCTGAAGAACGCCAACGGCGACTATATGTGGCGCGAGGGCGATCTGACCAAAGGCGTGCCGCCGACGCTGAACGGCTACACCGTCCGCCTGAATCAGGACATGGAGAAGATCGGGGCCGGGAAGAAGGTCATGACCTTCGGGGATCATGGCAAGTACGTGTCGCGCCGGGTCGGTGCCCCCCTTCTGGGCATCGCGCGCGAAAAGTTCTTCCCCAACCTGGGCATTGCGGGGGTGCATCGCATCGACGGCGCGCTGTCGGACCTTCGCGCGGTGAAGTCGCTTCAGATGGCCGCCTGATCCTCGGGATCCTGACAGGCAAGGAAGGGGCGGCGACGGCCGCCCTTTCCTCTGGCAACTGATCCCGGAGGGGTGCAGATGAGCAAGAAAGATGTGTTCCCGGTCGTGTCTGCGGCGGGGGCAGGGTTCTCGATCGAGCCGGGCCGCGTGGTGTCGCTGGCGCCGGCGATCGCGGATGACCTGATCGAGGGCGGGCTGGCTGTGAAGGCTTCGCGCGGGATGACGATGGAAAAAGCGCAGCCGATTGCCGAGGCGGCCGCCGTTGCCCGGCGTGCAAAGCGTGCCGAGGTGGAGCTTCCGGCCGGCGACGATGGTGCGGGCGTTTCGGCCGGCGACGATGGCGCGGGCGGTTCGGCCAGCGATGATGGCGCGGGCGGTTCGGCCGGTGAAGATGGTGCAGGCGGCTCGGCCGGCGACGATGGTGCGGGCGGCTCGCCCGCCGCGTGATCCTGACAGGGAGGGCCTGACATGGCAATTCGACAAGTGCAGGCCCCGGCCGTGCCGGCGGTGAGCCTGGACGCCCTCAAGGCGCACCTGCGCGTGACCTCCACTGCCGAGGATGATTTCCTGCAAGGGATCCTCGCGGTCGCGGTGGAGGAGGTTGAGGCGCGCTCCGGGCTTGCCCTGGTCGCGCAAGAGATCCGGCAGGTGTGCCCCTATCCTGCCTCGCGCGAAATTCGGATCGAACGGGGGCCGCTCCTTGAGGTGGTCCGGTTGGTGGTGAAGCGTGCCGATGGTGAGCCGCTCGAGGTGGATCCCGCGACGATCGTGACCGTGGAGGCAAACTCGGGTGAGATCCTGATCCTGCCCGAGGCGGTGGGCGGAGCCTCGACGCGGGATGATGCGGTCGAAGTGATCTATCGGGCGGGCTACGGGGCGGGGCCTGAAAATGTGCCCCCGACACTGCGGCACGCGGTCCAGTTGATCGCGGCGCACCGCTATGAGGTCCGCGAGGACGTTGTGATCGGGACGATCGTTTCGCCGGTGCCCAATAGCGCCAAGGCGCTGATCGCCCTGCATCAACGGCGGTGGGTGACATGATCGGCGCCCTCGATCAGCGGATCCGGCTGGAACGGAAGGTCGAGCAGCCGGACGGCGCCGGCGGCCGGCGGGAAACCTGGTCTGCCTTCGCTGACGATCCTGAGCCTTGGGCGCGTGTTGCTCTCGACGGGTCCACCGAAAGAGAGGCGCGGGGTAGGAAGATCCTGGTTCAATCCGCAGTCTTCACGCTGCGCGCCCGCTCTGATGTGCGCGGAGCCGATCGGATCGTCTGGGATGGGCGAGCCTGGGAAGTGGTCTCTATCGGCACGCCGGTAGCGCGCGCGCGATACATCAAGGTTTCTGCGGTGGCCGGGGAGGTTTGACGATGCTGAAACTCGAGATCCGCGGGACGGCTGAAATGCAGGCTGTTTTCGAGCAGATCGCCCCGCGCGAGGCTGAAAACCTGATGCGCGCCACGATCGGCGGCGTGGCGGGCGAGATCCGCAAGGATCTGAAAGAGACCCTTCCGAAGCGCCACGGCACTTTGCGCAAGAATATCAAGGTGAAGCGCCGGCGCGTTCGGTTCGGCTATGCTCGTGCGGACGTGGTTGTCGGCCCGGACGCCTTCTATTGGCGGTTCATCGAATACGGCACCCGGGCCTTCTACGGATCGGGGTTGCAGCGCCGGAAGGGCAAGAAGGGGATCCCTTGGAATGGAGGGGTTTCCGGTCGTGGCGTCTTCATGCGGGCGCTTCGGCGCCAAGAGCAGAAGTTGCCGGCGACCCTCGATCGGGTGTTCAAGGCAAAGCTGATCGCCGCCGCCAAGCGGGCGTTGAAGCGGCAGAGGAGGGCCAATGCCAAATGACGCTGGCGAGTTTCAGCGCGCGCTCTTTACGCTGCTGTCTGCTGCCCCTGAAATGAACGGGATCCAGATCGTCGATGAAATGCCGCAGGCGGAAGACGCCTCGGCGCTGGCCGGACTGCCCGCGATCGAGATCGGCGACATGGACATTCGCGATTGGTCGACCAGCGGGACCGAGGGCGACGACATAGCGTTTCGCCTGCACGTCTGGAACGTGCCCGGTTCGCTTTTCGATCTGCGCGCGATTCAGGGCGCATGTAAGGGCCTGCTTCACCGCCGGCAGGAAAATCTCACGCTCCCGCGCGGAAAGGTGGTCCTGCTGCATCGCCTCGCCTCAAGGGTGGTGGTCGATAAAGCGCATGGGGTCTGCGACTACCGTGCGCTTGTCTGCTACGGCGAGACGGGCTGACCGCCTCCCCGACACTTTCCAACTCAACCCAAGCCGCGAGCCCTGCTCGCGATCAAAGGAGGTTCGCTCATGCCCGGTGCAAGCGAAGACGTTATCTTTAAGCTCGGCGGCACCACGTTCGCCGCGATGGAAGCGAAGAGCTTTAAGCGGTCGGCGACGGCGATCAGCTGGACCGACAGTTCCAGTAAGGGCCGGCAGACCTTCGTGCCCGGCAAGGTCTCCGCTGATGCGCTCGAGATCTCGGTCTCGGGCTTCCACAAGGACGATCATCGCCTGGCGGCGATCGGCGTCGGCCCGGCGGCGGATCTGTTCCTGGATGATGCTGCGCTCGAGTTTCCCGGGTGGGGGGTGATCTCCGGCAAGTTCTTCATGAACGATTATTCGGGGGATGCACCGCTCGGGGACGCTGTGAAGTTCTCGGCCACGCTGATGAGCGACGGCGATTGGACCTTCACCGCTGCCGGTGCAAGCTGATGGCGGCGCATGGTTTCCAGCCTGTCACGCTGCAATGGCGTGGGGAGACGATCACCATTCCGGCCCGTGGGATCCTTCCCCTGGTTGCCGAGATCGAAGAGATCTTGCAGCACGGCACCTCGGATGCGGCGATCGAGGTTCTGACCCGCCCGAGCGGCCCGGGCTTCGTCAAGATCTCGCAGTGCCTGGGTGCCGCGCTGCGGCACATGGGCAAGCGTGTGACCGACGAGGAGATCTATCTCTCGATCGACGGCGCGCTTGCGAAGGGTGATTTCGAGCAGGTCTCGGCTGCGCGTGCGCTGACGATCGAGCTTATCGGAATCGTCTCGCCTGCGCTTTCGCGCGAGTTCGAGGCGGAGGATGCCGGCGCGGAAAAGTAGATCGCGGGTCCGCTCGCTCGCTGGTCAAGACCCTTTTCTGCCTGGTTGTCGGGCAGGGGTGGGTCGGGCCGCTCGAGTGGCGACAACTGGCGCCGGGTGAGGTGTGGTGGCTGATCGACGCCAAGATGCCGCCCGAGACCCGAGCGGATCCCGCGCGCGATCGTCGCCTTCAAAACGTTCTGAAAAATGCGATCGCGGCCGAGGAGGCGGATCGCGCCCGGGAGGCGTGAATGAGTACGACCGTTGGTGACATTGCGATTTCGGTCGGGGCGGATATTTCGCCCCTGCGCCGTGGTCTCGCTTCGGGCTCGAAAGAGCTCGCGTCGTTTTCGCAGCGGGCAAGCGTCCACGGCCGCCGCCTGGTCCGCCTCGGGGGTATCATCTCGGCCACCATGACGGCAGCGGCAGGCGGTGCCGCCGCTGCGTCTCGTAGTGCGGCCGCAGCGGCGACCGAAGTTGTGCGCCTGGCGGAGGTCGCGGGCGCCAGCACGACCGAATTTCAGAGGTGGGCCGCTGCATCGGTGGCCTTTGGCATCGAGCAGGATAAGCTGTCCGACATTCTGAAGGATGTGAATGATCGCGTGGGCGACTTCATGTCCACGGGTGGCGGTCCGATGAAGGACTTTTTCGAGCAGATCGCGCCTTTGGTGGGCGTGACTGCGAAACAGTTTGAGGGTCTTTCCGGGCCGCAGGCGCTGCAACTTTACGTCGATACGATCGAGCGGGCGGGCGCCAATCAACAGCAGATGACATTCTATCTTGAGGCCATGGCCTCGGATGTGACCGCTCTCCTCCCTCTGCTTCGGAATGGCGGCGCCGAAATGCGCCGCCTCGGCGATGCGGCCGAGGAGTCGGGCCGTGTCATGAGTCGGACCACGCTGGACGCTGCTGTGCGGCTTGACCGTCGCTTCCGCGATATTTCCAGCACGATCCGCACCAGCCTGAACAGGTCGCTTCTCGAAAACTCGGAGAGCTTCGAGAAGGCGGCCGAGGTGATCGCCGAGGTCTTCGTGCCGGCGATCGGCAAGGCCCTGGGCAAGATCTCGGACCTGATCGTCAAGCTGGGCGAGGCGAAAGAGTTGGTCGATTTCATGCGGGATCCGACCAGCGGCGTGAACCCGGACGCATTCGCTCCGTCGGGCTTCGGCGAGGAGGGGGGCAGCGGGGATCCGGTTGCGGATTCGATGAACCGTTCGGCAGCGGATCCCGGGCTCAATGATCTCTATGGGATCCCTCTGGATCCGATCAAAGTATCGCCTGATGACAATGACCCTCCGGGTGTTCCGTCCCGACCCGCAGGGGTGGATCCCTACGGCGGCGCTGGATCTGGCGCTGGCGCCGGTGGTGGCGGGGGCGTGTCTCGCGAGCAATTTGAAGCCCTGCGCCGTGCCCTGGCGACTGAGCGGGAGATCGTCGAAGAGGATCGCCTGCGGCGCCTTGAGGAGCTTGCGGCATACCGTGAAAAGGAAGTCGCGACCGAACAAGAGTACGCAGATACCAAACGGCGTATTCAGGAAGATTACGCCGAGGCTATGCGCGAGCTTGATGAGCGCGAGCGGGCGGCGAAACTGTCGGCGATGCAGGGCGTTTTCGGTGATCTCGCCTCGATGATGTCATCCGAAAACAAAAAGCTCTTCAAGCTCGGCAAGATGGCGGCGATCGCCGAGGCATCTGTCGATGGTTACCGCGCGGCGGTCTCGGCCTGGAAGCACGGGATGAAGATCGGCGGGCCGCCGATGGCGGCAACGTTTGCAGCGGCCTCGGCTGTCAAGACTGGCGGCCTGATCGCATCCATTGCGTCCCAACAGATCGGCGGCAGTGGTGGGTCGGCTTCGGCGGGCGGGGGTTCCCCGGCCGGCGGTGGCGCTGGTGCGGTGGCGGAAACGCCCTCGCCCAATATGAACGTCTACCTGTCCGGCGGGTCCGGCGGCGGGTTCGGAGAGGATCAGCTAATGGGCCTCCTCGAAATGATCCGAGACAAAGGGGTCAAAGGCGCCAATCTCAACGTCTACAGGGTCTGACCATGGGCTTTCATATCGGCGCCGGCGCAATGGCCGGCGATCTTTCCCGGGCGCTTTCGAGTGCCCGGATCCTTCCAGCGACCGCTTGCGCCGTACCGGTCGGGGTGTCCTGGTCGAATATGGCGATAGCGGGCGACGCCACATATCCTGAGGCGATCACCTCCGCATTCCTTCATGAGCGCGGCCGCGTGGTCAATCCCTCCGCCGTGGCGCGGGCGGATCTGTCTTTAGGGGCTGCCGTGACGATCGACGCCGTGACTGTGGCGGCTCATGATCTGGGCGTGACCGGGGCCGAGATCTCGATCGAAGGCGAAGAGCCGGGCGGGGCGGTGATCGAAATCCTTGGTCGGCAGACGGTTGCGGACAATCGGCCTCTGTTGGTTTGCTTTCCGCCTCGCTCGCTGGTGTCGCTATCGCTTCTCATCCACGCAAGCGGCGGCGCTGCGGCCGCCTCTGCTGTCGGGTTCTTCGGTGGCGGCCGGGCCGTCGCCATGGACAGCCCAAGCCGATGGGCCGAGGGGCCGCCGGCTCCGGTGGTCGGCTTGCGCCGCGTGAGTACGATCACGTCGGCCCGGCGGGAGCCGCTCGGGATGGTCCTCGATCGTGCCGGCGGCTCTCGCTCCTTCTCCTGGCCGTGGCTGGCGGAGGAGTTCACGAGATCTGAAATGCCGGCTCTTCGGGATGCGCTCGCGCTCGGCTGGTTCGTGATCGCTGAACGGCCCGAGGATGCGCCGGGCGATACGTTCCTGGGTTGGGTCTTCGGCGACGTGGCCGAGCCGGCACCGACCGGGCAGGCCGATCTGCATTCCTGGTCACTCAAGGCGGAGATCTACCTTGCCTGACAATCCGAACTTTGCGGCTAGGCCGGCAACAGTCGTGCGGATCGAGCAGCCCCGGTGCGCCCATTCCTTCGGGGTCGGTGGGTGTGCGGCTGACCCGTCTGCGGCGCCTTGCTATCGTACGCGCGGCACCTGCCGAGCCGTGCCGAGCTATGAGGCCGGCGCGCCGCTCATGCTCTACTATTGCTTTCCTGGTGGTGGCCGGCCTTCTGATGATCTGCTCTTTGTGCCGCTCCTCGAGGGCGTCAGCCTGTCCAGTCCCAAGATCAACGTCTCGGGCGCGGACAAGCGATTGAACCCCTTTGGCCTGCTGGGGTCTGGGCGGCTGACTTTCCTTGATGCCGAACATTCGGATTACCTGGTCGATCCCTACCGGGCGCAGCGTGGCGCGCCCCTTGTCGGCACCTATTGGGGGCGCTGGCTGGCCCGAAATCAGTTCGCCCGCGCGGGTATGGTGGTTTCGGTGTTCGAGGGGTTCGACGGCGAGCCGCTCTCCACCTTCGTTCGCACCGACATGATGACGGACGGGATCGACCGCTCGGGTGGCGAAGTGGTCATGAATCTGACTGACATTCTGCAAAAGGTGCGGGCCGAGGGTCTCAAGGTGCCGCAGCTTTCGCCGGGGGAGTTGCGCGAGGCGACGGATGCCGTTGCCTCAGCGATCGAGATCTCGGGCGCCTCGCTGGATGACTACCCTGTGCAGGGCGAGGTGCGGATCGGTGACGAGATCGTCACCTACACCTCGGCGGCCATAAACGCCGAGGGCTATCTCGAGCTTTCGGGGCTGGTGCGAGGGGCTGACGGATCTGCCGCGTCCGACCATGGGGCCGGCGACCGCGTGCAGCGGTGTCTTCGTCTGGATGGCCTCTCAGTCGATCAGGGGCTTGCCTTGATCTATGGCGAAACGCCGATGCCAGCGGATTATCTGCCACTTGATGAGTGGGCGGCCGAGGTTGAGAACTACCTCGCGCCATACATCCTGGATGGGCTGATTTCGGAGCCACTCGACGCCGGGCCGCTGATCGGGGAGATCCTCGAGCAATGTCAGGCTTGCCAATGGTTCGATGGGGAGGCGCGCAAGGTGCGGCTCTGGGCTGTTAAGCCGATGGTCAACGCGGCCCCCGTGCTCACTGAGGAACGTCATATCATAGGCGGCTCGCTCGAGGTGCGAGATTTCCCCGATCGGCGCGTGTCGCAAGCGTGGGTCTACTATGAGCCGCGCGAGCGGTACGGCAGGGGTAAGAACCCTGACGATTTTCGGCGCGGCTTTGTCTCGGCAGATCTCGGATATGAGACCGAGGCGACATTCGGAGCGCCGGCCATTCGGACAATCATGGCTCGCTATATCGGAGCGCGTGCGGTTGCGGCCGAAACCACGGGGCGGATTCTGGCGCGCTACAGCATGGGCACCAGCGAGGCCAAGTTTGCCTTGCTGGATCGGGACGCGGCCGCGATCGGGATCGGATCTGTGGTGATCCTGTCATCGGAGGACATTCAGGCCGAGGACGGATCACGGGATCTTCGCCTTTGGGTCGTCACCTCTGCTGAGCCGAAACGCGGCACGCGACAGGTTCACTTCACGGCCGAGGATGCGACCCTGGCGGGGACGTTGACCGCCATTCAGGAAGACGGTGTGCCGGACTATCAGGGCGACGGATCGGATAATCCGGTCGGGGCCTTCATCGGAAATGACGCGGGGCTTTTACCTGATGGCCGCCCCTGCGCTCTCATTCAGTAGGGGGAATTATGGTCCAGAACGTACCGGACTATCTGGCGATCGGATCGGGGGAGAAGGACGCGGGATCCCCGCTCACGGCTTCCCTTGTCGAGCGTCTTGATACTAACCCGGCTGCGATGATGGGGGGCGCGGCGGGCGCCCCCCGGCTGCTGCCCGCTGCCACGTTTTCGGAGATTTCTGCGGGGGACGTTCTTCGGTGGTCTCTTGCGGAAATTGAGGGGTCGTCGAATGGTTCGCTTACCTTCGGGCGCCAGATCTTCAACTTTGGGACGGTGCGTGTGGTTTTTAGCTACAGCTCCTCTAACTCAGGTCTGCGGAAAAACGGCTCTGTGATCTTCGGTGACTCCGGGTCGGGGGTGCGTACCGTGGATGTCACAGTCGCGCCCGGTGACCTTCTCACTTTCCATGCTTCGGGCGCCTCCTCAGTTACCCCGAGGATCCGCTACGCGCAGTTCAAGACGAACGGTGAGCTTCTGACGGCCAATGCGAACGGGATGGGGGAGACATATCATGTCGACTGACCTTGAGAATATTCGTGTCGTGAACCCCGAGGGGGGCATCTTGGCGATGAACCAGCTGACGGGCTGCGAGATCTACATCGACCCGGGCACGCTGCTGCATTCGATCGTTGCCTCTGGCGCGGTTGGTACGGTTGCAGACTATGTGCCGCCCCCGGATCCGGCGGACCCGCCGCGCTATGCCTCGGCCGACGAGGCGATCGCGGCCCTCGAGGACGGGATCGAGGATTTGGCCTTTGCGCCCCTGGTCATGGGGATCCCGTATTCTGAGCGCGCCGCTTGGAATGGCAAGGTCGCGGCCGCCCGCGCCTATGTCTCGGGCGAGATCTCGGCCGAGGATGCCGAGGCCCTTTCGCTCGAATCTTCGATCACCGGGCAGGACGTGGCCGAACTGGCGGACGAGATCCTTGCCCGCGCGCAGGCATTCCAGAAAGTGGCGGCGATCGCTTCGGGTGTGCGGCGCAAGTATCGCGACCGCATCAACGCGGTTTCCGACCCCTACGGCTTCGAGGTCGAGGTCGATGCGGCAGGCGATGCCCTGCGCGCGGCTTTGGCTGAGATCGAGGAGGGCGTCGAGTGAGCTTGCCGGAAAAGGTCTCGGGGGAGGCGGCCGCCTCGGCCGTGTCGTGGGCGGTTGCTACCGCCGGGGCCGCGAGCCTTTGGATCGTCCGCACGGTGCTGACCAATCATAGGAAGATCGCGCTCTTAGAGCAGGCGGTCGGGTCGATCGCGAAGTCTGCCGAGGAGGACCGGGCGGCCCGCGTGCGGCTCGAGGCAAAGCTCGATGGCGCGATAGAGCGCGGCCTCGGCAGAAGCTGAAGCCACAACAGCGAGAACGCAACGGGCGTGCCTTCGGGCGCGCCCTTTTCTTTTGCGCGAGGAGGAAGCGCCATGCAGACGGTGCGCGAAATCACTGCGGGGATCATCGCCCGCGAAGGCGGCTTCGTTAACGACCCGGACGATCTGGGCGGAGCCACGAATTATGGCGTCACGATCGGCACGATGCGGCGTCTCGGTCTCGATCTCGACGGGGACGGGGACGTTGATGTTGACGACGTGCGCCGCCTGACGGCGGCGAAGGCGGCCGAGATCTTCGAGGCTCACTATTACCACGGCGCCGGGATCTCGCGCCTGCCGGCCGGCCTGCAACCCACGGTCTATGACATGCAGGTCAATGCCGGCGCGAACGCGGTGAAGATCCTGCAAGGGGTGTTGAATGAGCTTGGCGCGGATTTGGCGGTGGATGGTGCCCTTGGCCCGGCGACCGCCTCCGCCGCCGCCAAGATCTTCGCGCGCGTCGGGGAGCGCCTGGTCGATGCCTACGGGATTGCACGGCGCAATTACTACTACGCGATCGGCGACCGCCGGCCGGCCATGCGCAAGTACGCGCGCCGGCGTGATGGGGGGAAAGGCGGTTGGATCCGTCGCGCCGAGGAGTTCATTTCGCCCCGTTTCCATCTGACGGAGGCGGAGCATCGCGGGAGGATCGCGAAATGGGGTTGATGCAGATCATTTGGGGGGCGCTCTTCGGCGGCGGCCGCAACGTGGTGGCTGAGACGGTCGAGGCTTTCCGGCCGAACGCTGAGGCGTCGGATCAGCGCGCCCACGCTCGCAGACTGGCGGCCGTGCAAGCGGCGGCTGAGGAGGGCCGGGGGAGTGGCTTCGTCGGCGGCATCAAGGCTCTTGTGCGGCCTTTCTTCGCGCTTTCGGTGCTGGCACTTTTCGGCTTTGCAATGGCGGATCCGACCGCTTTCGCCGTCCGCATGGCGGCGCTTGCGGCGGTTCCTGAACCGCTCTGGATCATCTTGGGCGGTATCGTGGCCTTCTACTTCGGTTCGCGCGAGGCGGAGAAGATCCGCGGTGTGCGGGCGGGCGATGTTGTCGCGGGTCTGAGTGCTTTCCGGTCGGCGCGGCAGTCGATCGAGGCGCAGCCGAGCGGTGCGGACTACGTGTTGGGGGCTGCGGGTGGGTCGGTAGATCCGGGGGCCGACAATCCGGCTTTGGCTGAGGCGCTTACACTAGTGCGCGAAATTCGTGGAAAATAGAGAGCCCGGCTGCTGCAAGTAGGCCTCGAGTTCCTACAAGTGCCGGCTCTTCTAGGCAACATGCTTGATGAGGAAAAATGTGTAAGTGGCTGTCACTCCTGCCACTGATTATACCTTTGACCTGATGTCGTCGAAAGAGTCATGGACTTGAGCGACTAAGCCACGAAAGAATACTGTTTACGGGTTGCCTATGAGGAGCCCGTTGGGAAAATCTGTAGGCTAAATCGACTAAATCCGTTCGAAGTCTGGGGGGTGCTATGAAGCGTACTTTAACTTTCTTATTTGTTTCTGTGATGCTTTTGTCTTTTCTAGGGGTGACTTGGGTTTCATTTCGCTTGGTGGCGTATGTTGCTGCCGGCGCCAGCGAGCTGAAGCCGAATGAGTATGTTCCATTATTTGTGGCTTTTGTGACAGCTGTAGTTGGTCTGGTTGGGGCTCTCTACACACAAAATAGAATTCGAAAGCGCGAAGTGGATAGTGCACATCGGCCGAAGAAAATGGAAATATACTTTTCATTCATTGCTCAGGTTGAGCGGCAGATGCTATATCAGAAGGAAGAACTAGGTCTCGAGGCTATAGATGATGCCGAGCTGGTTAGGGAGATGATGCGCTTCAAGTCTCTTTGTTTGCTGTGGGGGTCGGCTGAAGTACTGAGAGCTTTAAGCGAATTTCAGAGAGTTAGTGCGTCACAGCCCAGCCCGAAAAGCATGCTTCGATCAGTTGATGCGCTCTATCGGGCGATGAGAAAAGATATAGGTTTGTCAAACGTAAGCCTGCCCAAAGACTTCTTCGCTAAGTGGCCATTGTCGAATCCAGGGGATTTTGACCGCCTTGATGAATAAGAAGGGTTGGTGAAATTGTCGAGATTTTCATGCTTCTCCATAGGGGGGTAAGAAAATTTTGAGTTAGGCGGGCGCAGTCTCGATAAATTTTATTACCCATACGGCGAGGTCAAAGAAAAGTGCGGCTAGGACGAACGCGGAACAAGCTCCAGCGGTGATGAAGAGCTTTCTCGGCGCTATCAAAACGGCAGCTGAAAGTATGCTGAATACTATGAGCATAATTGCACCCGATACGAATATCGCCAAGCCCGCGCCGTACAAGGCGCCAACCATCGATAGGCCTATTCCCACAGCCACACTCGTCAGTGCGGCGGTTGAAGACGTACTCACCATCACTCGTGACGTGATTGTGATTGCTCTTTTCAAGGAATCGACATTTTTGCCGCGCTTGACGAAACCGCGGAAGAATAGCCCAACGAATATGACGTAGGAAGCAATGAAGGCCGCAAACGTCCATCGAGGCATGTCATTGATAAACTGAGTTGCTTTGCGTAAAGTATCCTGCGCGTCCAACAGGAATTCAGGTGCGGATGCTTGCAGAACAACAGCGCCGATCGTTGATAGGGTGTCTTTGCATATAATTGCTAAGAACAGGAAGCCGAAAAAAGCTCCCGAAACCTGGTGTGTTAGATTTCTGCTTGCTGCTTCACTTTTTTTGGACTCCGCGAAGGCGGTGATTCCGAGGGGGGCGAAAAAAATCAGCGCTGTTAAACTATCTTTGACGACGTCTGGGAAGGAGGGGAGTGTAAGATATTGACACAACTGATCCCATGCCCACCGGGTGAATGGGTACCAGTGAGATACAACCCATTTTGCGACGGATCCCAACCCGAAATAGCTTATAAGGATTAGTGCTAGCTTAAACCCGGCAAGTATTGATGAGAACTCTTGTGCAATTGATCGGAAGTCGTCTTTGGAAAACATGATTGCCCTGTATTGCTTCTGTCATTTGGCTGTGGCTGGCGCTTGCGAGCTACGATAGCTCGGAATTTTGGTCGGTTTCTAGTGTTAAATATTCGCCCCTATAAATTTTTCAGGGCGGCGATGCTTAGCGTGAGTTCGGAGTGTCTTCGGGGCCTTGCTTGAACGGCAAGGATTGCCGGGGATGTTTGCGGTTTCGGCCTCTGATTGTAGATTTCGGTAGCCTGCTGCTACAGGCGGCGCTGAGATAGCCGCTTTGCCACTTGCCGCCGAGGGGCGGGGTCGTCCCCTCAGGCGAGCTAATGCGGTTGAGTCGATCCTGTTGCAAGCCCGTAAGTGCGATCAACTCTGTTCTGAAATATCCGCTGAGCCTACACATGAAATCCCCATTTGGTAGGGCCGAGCTGTGGCCTCGATAAGGCCCTAGTTAGTTTTAAAGGTGCTGGCGCGCGCAGTTGTCCGTTTCGCAGTCTTTCCGTTTGTCGCATTTCGGCTTGCCATTCGGGTGAGGCGTTAGCGAGTTCAGAGCGAAGTGTTTTACTGCCTAGTGCTGAGCTGAAAGGGTCGCGGGCGCTTAGTGCAGGTATCCCAGACGACAGGTTTCTTACGGACTTATCGCGCATGAGGATTATGTTATAGTCGGCGAATAGTTCCTGTGCCGAGCTAGGCCGGATCGAAACACATCTTGTGTGGGCGCCAGGCTAGTACCGGCGCGCCGATTTGCGCCGGTTCAGTCCGCGGAATATTCGCATTTTCTTTCTCCATCTTTGGTGCACATGCCTGACCTACCGTAGGGGAACATGGCGCGAACAAACGCGCCAATTTCGCGCCACTATCGTCACGAAACTTGTGTCGTATCGGGAAAACCGACTGAAAACGCAGGAAAATCCTAGCCCCGATATTCTTCGCGCGGGCGCGAAAAAAGCCCTTGTTTCTCCGAGTCTTACCTCATATACGCATCAGCGGAGACGTGGCCGAGTGGTCGAAGGCGCTCCCCTGCTAAGGGAGTAGGCGGGAAACCGTCTCGAGGGTTCGAATCCCTTCGTCTCCGCCATTTTCGCTGCCTATCAGGCCGAAAATATCGAGCAAGACCAACGCGGTAACTCACTTTATCCCCGCAGGCGGGGTCGGCTTTGCTACACAATTTGCTACACATTTCCGGGATTCGTTCCGCCGAAATGAAGCAGAAAGTGAAGCAGGCGCGCCGACATCTGTAGCAGCAGAAGGGTCGTCGGCGCGCCCTGACGCGGGTGTTCCGGCCCGCGTGTCTCATCAGGCTGCGGAGCGCAGCCCCTCCAGGGCCTTCTCGGCGCGCAAAATGTCGTGCACCGCCGAGAGGGTGGCGTAGAGTTCGATCAGCACCGCGAGAGCGTTCGACAGGCGATCAGCCTCTGCTGTGAGCCGTTCCTGGCCCCAGGTCTTGTAGTCGGAGACGTTCTCCGGGCTGTGGTCGTAACGCGTCTCGACGTATGTGCCCTCGGCGATCTCGGCGTCGAGGACGCCGACGAGCTCGTGCAGCATCGCCAGAATGCCCTTGTCGAAGATCTTGCCGGCCCGCAGCAGCGCGGCGAGCTTCTTGGCCTCCTTCTTCGGCTTCGGCGCGATGAGGTCGAGCACGTCTTGGTCGATCCCGGTTGCCGCAGCACGCGCCAACGGGAAGCACGAGGCTGCCATGGCGGTGATCTCGGAGGCGGACTTGAATGGCATATCCATTGGTCTTTCCTTGTGTTGATTGAAAAGGGAGGAGCAGCGGCGAGAGCGCGGTTCCCTATTGGAAACCGCGGTCTTCGCGCGCCTGCTCTTCCCGCCGCTGCTCTTCGCGGTAGTAGGCGGCAATGTCGGCTTCGGCCTGGATGCGCGCTCGGACGGCGTTCATCCGTTCCAGTAGGGCTTCATCAAGGCAGCCGATGATCTGCGGTCCCTTAGACCGGCCGTGGAAGCCGCTGTGGTCGACGTGCACTATGATGCGCCGCGCGCACACGAACCGCGTGGGCTTCGACAGCCCGGCTGTCTCGCGCGCGGCGGGTTGCTTGACGATGACCTCGTAGCCGCGGTTCGCGCGCGTATCGGCGGAGGTGCCGTAGGCGATCTCGACGAAGTGCTCGCCGCCTGCGGTCAGGGTGTCGAGCACCAGGCAGGGGCGGCACTTCGGCGCGCCCGGTTCGTTATCCTCTTCGGCGAGAGGAAAGCGGAACAGCACGACGTCGCCGCGCTGGAGATGCGCGTTTCTGCCGGCCGGCGTGAACGGTTGGGGGTGGTGATACATGAAGGCCTCCTGTGGCGTGGGGAAACGACGCCAGCGGAAAAGCCTGTCTATTCGAGGCTGTCGTTCAGCTGCGCGTCACAACGACCGCGCAGCTGAACGACAGCCAAAACGGGAGAGCGCCGAGAGGGTGTCCCTCTCGGCAAAACCTGCTCGTGGAGAATTGGAGACCACAGAAACCCAGCTGGAGGCGCGAAACAGAGGCGCTGCAAAACTGACAAAGGCGCGAACGGCCCTGAGCTGCCGTTCGTGCCAGGCGCAGCAGATGACCGGTTTCAGCCCAAACCGGACGATCGGCCAAAACGCGGCGAAGTGCCGCCAGCCCGTAGGCGACGTGTGCGCTTGAAGCAACGACTGTTTACATACGTCTGGGCCCGGATCGGCGGTACGAGGTCCAAGAATTTAGACGGCACCGTTCGGTAACAGTGGAGGAGCAGATTACCTCCCTACAACAGACGCCGAGATGATCGCAATTCCGTTTCAACCCAAGCCTCGCAAGGGTAAGCAGAACACGACAATGAGCCACAAGCACACATACTATGCGCATGAAGCGCCTTGCATTCTGCCTGCACAACTGAACAGATACAGGCTCTGTGTGCACACAGTGGGTCAAGGGCACATGGTTGTGACCCATCAGTGTTCACGCGGGCATGGAGGGACAATGAACTCAGTTAAAGCTGCAAGAGAGGAGTTTCTCTTAGATTCGGCACACTATTTCGCTGATAAATCGGATCTCTACCTGAGCTTAAAGGAAAGAATAGCGGCGGATGTCTACGCCGATATTTCAGATGTGCGAATTTGCGGCAGCGCGTATTGGGGGAGGAGGTTTCGGGACGAAAGCCCATTTCTGCCTGGGGTGTCGGATTTGGACGTGGCGATCATCAGCCCGCAGATTTTCTGCCGCTGCATGTCTGAAGTCCGCGATCTTTCAAAGAACTTCTCCGACCAATCCGTTTTTCCAAAGGTGACAGGCAAGGTGTCTACATTTGAGTTGTTCCGAGATTATGCATTCGGAAAGGGCCTCATTCGAACAGAGCACCTGCCAAACGTCAGGACGCGTCGCGGCTTTATAGAATCGTCCGACAGAATTTCGCGTGACTTTGCCAGCCATTTTGAGAAGATCAGCTTCGCGTTGTACGATTCAGCTTTGTCCTTTGCCAACAAGCAGGCGGGCGCAACCAGGAAGTTTAGGAAGTAATATGCTGAGATATCACGTTCGCTCTCGAGACCTTGTGTCAATCGTGTCCGACCTAAGAAATGGGAAGCTTATCAAGAGCCCGTACTTCCAACGAAACCTCGTTTGGCGCGATGTTCACAAGAAGGATTTTATTGAAACGATCTTGCTGGGCCTCCCGTTTCCTCAAATATTCATTGCGCAAGGCGAAATTGACGTCGAAACACTAGAGAGCCGCTCTGTCGTGGTTGACGGGCAGCAGAGAACAAACGCCATCAAGGAATTTGTTGATGGATTGTTTTCGGTTAACGGGAAAAAGTTCAATGAGCTTGGGGAGGTGGAATTAGAAGAATTTCTAAGGTATCAAATTCCAGTCATTGATCTCGAGTTGAAGGCTAGCGATCCGCAGATTATTGATATATTTAAGAGGCTAAACAGAACGTTTTATGCTCTATCCGCTATTGAGAAGATGTCGACAGAGTATGCGACTGTCGACTTGATGCTCATCGCAAAATACGCATGCGGCATCCTTCCGTCTGGGGTTATCGACACTGACACAGAGAAGGAAGATGAAGTTGACTTGCATCCACTGATGCCCGAGGACTTCCTTCCTTGGGCCGCTCAGTTCGAAATTGAACAATTTCAAAGGTGGCTGGTTCAATCAGGCATATTCACAGAGTTTGAGATTGCCAGATCGGTTCACCTCATGTTCTGTCTAAACATTCTCTCCACCGTATACTCTGGCTTCTTTCCAAGGAATGAGAAGCCGCGAGAGTATCTGGAAGCCGCAGACGAGTACTTTCCATTCCGTGATGAACTCTTGACTGGCATCGAAAGAGCCGCCGCATTCATCAACAAGATGGGTTTCGATAAGGCTTCTTTTTGGCTGACTAAGTCGAATGCCTTCACTCTCTTTGTTCTGGTTTTCTGGAATTTAGATGTTGTATCCAGGAGGGGTTCTGAAGCAATGCGACGAGAACTCGACGAGTTTTCTTCGAACGTTTCTGAAGAGTATGCGCTTGCGGCTCGCGAAGCAGTCAATAACAGAAAGCAAAGGGTTCTGCGTCACGAGTTGCTCGCAAGTGCCGTTGGGTTGCCAGCGGAGGAGAAGATGTATAAGAGATGATTAACTCGAAATTCTTTGGGTCGCGTGCTGCCACTCTGCCGTTAGAACTACTCGCGATCGAGGCCGGCTGACCGCGCAACTCCGTTGAACGTATACTCTACAACGGGCTGCGCACCAATGTGGAGAATGGCCCGGGCGGCAGACCTTCGCGACGCTGGACGCTGCGGTCTGATATGCGCTCAAAGCTAGCTTTTTTTACCTGGCGATACTTCGAATCCTGTTTTCGTACCAACAATAGCCAATGTCACCCAATGCGTCGCTGTTTGCCACTCGGCCGCCATACACACCAATGACTTTGGTGGTCACGACTGCCATGGCGTTGGTGGAAAGCGACCCGTCAGGTTGCCTAAGCGCAGCGGGTCCGAATTCCCTTTGAACCACCAATGAACCGGACATTCCCGGGCTTGTCATTGCGTCAATCAAAAATATGGGCTTGTTGTCAATTGGAATTCTTGGCTCTGATGCAATGGCACCTCTTCTCCAGATGGGAAAATATGGATCAGCGAAATTTTTACTCGGGAAGCCGACTACGAAGCAGCTTGAACCCGTGTGGGTGAATAATGCAGGCTCGCTATACCCCTCCTCGACGGTAACAAAATTGTTCTGAATATTTTCTGGGATCTCGACGCATGCGATATCTGTTCTAAATGCGCGAAACTCGGGGTCTTCCAGCCACTGAGGTGTGTTATCGTCATCGCGCAATATGATGTCAGCCGTTGTCCGCCGCACGTTTCCACGTTCGTCCCGAAGCGAGGGAAATACTCTGATCTTATGCGGCTCGAATAAATTGCGGTCCATAGGGTCGTCATGAAAGGCGTCGCGGCCACTAAGGCAATGTCGGGCGGTTACAAGGAACTTTCTTCCACGGATAGTCATGAACGATCCACTGGCGTGACGATCGTTCATCAGCTCGTTTTGTCGATTGAAATACAGTATTGGTGAGCAGCTTAGGCTAAGCACATCTATGAATGAAGGAAATTGCAATTCAAATTGATGGTGCGTGTTCCCGCCCAAGCGCAGATTGTACGGTGGTCTTGCCAAGTCAGCTTCCCTCAGGGTTGCAAAAGGAGTTCTATAGAGTTTGACATTCTGCGGCGCCGGACAGCGCTTTACAAGCCGTTGTCCATTCGCGAGAAATTTTTTTGGCGTCTCCGCCGATAGGTTGGAGGTTCAATTTCGTGAGCTTGCCATTGCATTGCAAAGACCGTTCGAAGCGCGTAGCTCGCATCCAAGAACGGGCCCGCGCGGGAAGGCTCGCGGCGCGCAGCTGACGTCTGAGGCTGGATCCTACAACGTCCGCTTCCTGCGCATCCTGGTCATTCATGCGGGGTGCAGCGAACGGCAGCTCCCCGCCCCTTATTCCCCAGGCCCACGCCGGAGATGAGGACGCTCCGAAAAGCGTTCTCTTCTCCCGCGCGGCCCGCTTCGCGCTATCGGTGGCGACCATGGGGTGCAGGGGCGTGGCGAACGGTCCTGCGAGCAGGCGGGGGTTCGGGGGAGGAGTGCGGAACGACGCTCCCCCGAGAGCAGGGGATGCAAGGGGAGTGCGGAACGATGACCTTGCCGCTCTCCGCGCAGGAGTGCCCGCCGCACAGGCGCCCCCGGCGGGCGGGGTTCCGGGGCGGCGCCCCGGGCGAACGGCAGGCCGAACGCAGGCACCGCAGGTGCCGGAGTGCGGGCTGTTTAGTGAGTAATGACCCGACACATCCGTTGGCGGCTGCGTCTGGTCGGTTTCTCCGGTGCGGGAAAACAT